TCTTGTGTATTCTGGTGCAAACAACCCTGCGGGAACTTCACCCGTGACGTTTTTGTTGGCCGACTCCGTGGGTGGTATTGGGTGTATTGCCCGTGACTCCATCCAGCAGACAGGAAAAGACGTATTGTTCTTGTCAAACTCTGGCGTCCGCAGCTTTGCCAGAACCATTATTGAGAAGTCTTTACCTGTTGGTGACCTGTCCAAGAACATCCGCAATGACTTGATCCAGATTGTTAATGGCGAGGTCAAGAAAAACATCAAGTCGGTCTATTCCGAGACAAAGGCTTTCTACCTGTTGACACTGCCCTCTGTGAGTGAGGTGTATTGTTTTGACACCCGTGGTCAGTTACAAGACGGCTCATTCAGGGTGACTCGGTGGGACTCAATCGCTCCTACTTCATTGCTGTCTAGGCGCAATGGCGATGTTTTGCTTGGCAAAAATGGGTTTGTGTGCAAGTACGGCACATACCAAGACCACACCAGCCCATATCGGTTTATGTACTACACGAACCATGCAGATTTGGGCAATCAAAACGTCACCAGCTTACTTAAGCGGATCAAGGTGGTGGTGATCGGTGGCACAAATCAGTTTTTGATTGTGAAATTTGGCTTTGACTTTGCTGCCAACTACCAGGCGGCCAATGCTCAGATTCCTATTCAGGGTGTGTTTGAGTATGGAACTGCCGAGTACGGTGCGAATGGTGTGCCAGTAGCGGAATATTCAGAGGGTGTTGCACTTCAAACACTGTCTATCCCAGCATCAGGCAGCGGTAAAATTGTGCAAACAGGTTACGAATCAGATATAAGCGGAGCGCCTTTGTCGATCCAGCGTATTGAGATTCAGTCTAAAGATGGGAAGATATCATGAGCAATTACGTACAAAGCACCAACTTCGCCACCAAGGACGCATTGTCCTCTGGTGATCCACTAAAGATTGTTAAGGGCACGGAGATAAACACCGAGTTCAACAACATTGCGGTGGCGGTTGCAACCAAGGCTGATTTAATCTCGCCCACATTTACAGGCACTGTGACGGGAACTTTCGCTGGCAACGTCACTGGCAACGTCACAGGTAACGTAACGGGCAACGTCACGGGTAACGTCACGGGTAACACATCTGGCACGGCTGGTAGTGTTGCTACGGCTAATTGGACGTTCACGCAATCTGGTTCGGACATCGTTGCCTCCTACAACGGGACTCGCCGCTTTAAGGTGGACGCAAGCGGCAACGCTGTTGTGTCTGGTAACGTAACTGCATACGGTACTGTGTAATGGCACTCCCAAGTTCAGGCACTATCACGCTGGCGCAGGTCAACGTCGAACTGCAAAAATCGTCTACGGCGCAGATCAGCCTAAACGATGCGGACGTTCGTGCGCTGGCTGGAGTACCTTCTGGTGCTATTTCCATGAGCGACCTGTACGGAAAATCTCGGTACATTATTGCCTCTGGTGGTTCTGAAACAACGTACACCTCTGGTGGGCAGACCTTCAAAGTCCACACATTTACCTCTGGCGGCACAATCAGCATCAGCAATGCTGGCACAACTGGCTTTAACGGCATCGACTATTTGATTGTTGCTGGCGGCGGTGGTGGTGGCTTTGGCATCAACGGAGACTTTGGCTCTGGTGGTGGCGGCGGCGCTGGTGGCGTCCTCACGGGCACAACCGTGCAATCCACGGGTTCTTTTTCCGCAACAATTGGCGGCGGCGGCAGCGGTGCTGCGGCTGGTGGCGGTAATGGCAGCAATGGTGGCAACTCTTCCATCTTTAGCTTGACGGCTACTGGTGGCGGCGGTGGCGGTGGAGGTTTCTCTGCTGGTAGCGCTGGTGGTTCTGGCGGTGGTGGTGGCACATCAAACGCTCCAGGCGCTACGGAATCAAACGTCCCCGGTGGTGCTGGCACATCAGGCCAAGGCAATGCTGGCGGCAACGGCGTCAAGTCTGAAGGAAATGCATTCCGTCAAGGTGGCGGTGGTGGTGGTGCAGGGGCTGCGGGTACGACAGCTTCATCCACCAGTGGTTCTGGAACTGGCGGCGCTGGTATTTCCAATTCTATTCAAACCGGATCATCTCAGTCTTATGGCGGTGGTGGTGGCGGTGGTTCAGTTATTGACGCTCACTCCTCCGGTGGCTCTGGCGGTGGTGGTCGTGGCGCATTTGGAACTGGCGGGACTGCAACTGCTGGTACGGCAAACACAGGTGGTGGTGGCGGTGGTGGAACCTCCAACGGGCCACAAAACGCTGCTGGCGGTGGCTCCGGTATCGTCGTAGTTCGCTACCGTATTGCTTAAACAAGAGAACAGCATGATCACTCACCACTTTAGCGATGGACTGTATGCCAAGCAAGCGGTTATCCCTGCTGGCACAGAAGCCTCGTTTAATTGTTCAAAATGTGGTGCGTGTTGCAGAAAAATTAATTGTAGCTACATAACAGAAGACAACTTATGCAGCATCTACGAGACACGACCTTTGATGTGCAACATTGAAAAAGGTCATCAAGCGTTCTTTTCTCACATGAGCAAAGAAGATTATTTTCGAGAAAACGAACGAATTTGCATAATTTTGCAAGAGGAGAAATGACATGGCGATTCCAGCACTTATTATGGCGGGTGGCGCTTTACTGGGTGGAGCATTAGCAGGCCGTTCTGCTCGAAAAGCGGCAAACACACAGGCTGCTGCTGAACTTGAGGCCGCACGGATCGCAGCGGAAGAGGCACGGTTTCGACCAGTCGGTATTACGACCCGATTCGGACAGTCGCAGTTCCAAACAGGCCCAGACGGGCGTGTTATAGGCGCTGGTTACACACTAGACCCAACGCTACGGGCTTACCAAGACCGATTGATGGGATTGGCTGGTGGTGGTCTTGAACAGGCATCAATGGCACAACAGCAGTATGGGCCACTGAGTCAAGCGGGGCAGGGCTTATTTGAAGTAGGCCAGCAGTACCTTGAGCGACCTTCTGATCAACGTATTGGTGCGCTTGCAAGCCAGTTCCTTGGCCCTACCATTGGTGGTGAGGCGTTAACTTCTCTGGGCCAGCAGTATGTGGCGGAGTCACCGCAACAAGCCGCGCAGCGGTTTATGGCACAACAACAAGAATTGTTAGCCCCTAGCCGCGAACGTCAGATGGCGCAGTTACAACAAGGGTTGTTTAACACAGGTCGTGGTGGCTTGGCAGTGGGTGCGACTGGTATGCGTCCAAGCGGTGCTATGGGTTTAAGTGCAGCGTCTCCCGAGGCAGAGGCTTACTACAACGCCCTGGCTCAACAAGATGCATTGTTGGCGGCACAAGCCACTCAAGGCGGTATGGAACAGGCCAAATTTGGTTCTGGGTTGCTGGCTCAAGGTCAAGCATTAGACCAAGGTCAAATTGGGTTTGGCGCTGACTTGCTGGGTCGTCAAATTGGTATGGATCAAGACAGATTGCGTTTTGGGGCTGGTTTGTTTGCAACGGGTGGTAACCTGCTCACACAGGGCTTGCAGGGTCAGGTAACGGCTCTTGGCCCGTTTGAGGCGTATCTCCAGCAGATGCAAAACATAGAGGGCCTGGGCCAACAGTCACTTGATATTGGCTCGGCATTGGGTGGTCGTATTGCAAACGCTCAAGGATCAAGCGCTTTGTTGTCTGGAGGCACGAACGCAGCACGGAGTCAATTTGCCGCCAATGCTTACAACCCGTTTGCCACAGCTTTGACTGGCGTAAGTAGCAACCCTCAGTTGCAAGACGCACTAAAACAATACTTGAGATCCAGTAATACTGGGCCTTTTGTTGATGTTGGTGGCTATGGTCAAGCGGGTAGCGATGTACTCAAGCAGTATGGCATCTAAGGAGTAAGACATGGCAACAATCGTAGACACCTTATTTGGCGTATCTCCCGAACGCTTAGAACGTGAACGCGCAGCAGCGGCTGATGCACAGGCTTTGGAGTTTGCCAAGCTAGACCCTTTCCAACGGGCCAATTTTGCCATTGGTCGCGGGGCGAACATGCTTGCTGGTGCTTTGGGTGGTGCTTTGGGCGGTCAAGACCCTGAGTTGCGCCGTGCCAGTATGCGTCAGCAAATCTTGGGCACGATTGATCCAACACGCCCCGAGACATTTGACTCGGCAGCACAAGCGGCATTGGAATCTGGTGACCAGGAACTTGCGTTTGGTTTGCGATTGGAAGCGCCAAAGTTCCGTGAACAGGCACGACTTGCCCAAAGCAATCAACAGGCTGAACTTCTTAGACAGCAAACCGCTGCTCAAGAGCAACGCGCTGCTCAACTTGTCGCTCAATTGAAGAACGCTGATGGAACTGTTAACCAGACGGTGCTTTCTGAGTTGCAGACATTCCCACAAGGCATGGCGGCAATCAAATCTCAAGCAGACATCTTGCCAGCGATTCGCCGACTTGGTGCGACTGGCGGTGCAGAGGTCAATCCGTTTACTGCGTTTACTGATGACCCGACTATTCCTAAGAACGTCAAATCATACGCAAGCCAATTGTCTAAGTCGTTTGCAGACGGGATTCTTGACCCTGAGAAGGTTGATGCACGGGTGAAAGAACTTGCTGACATGACCCAACGGGCAGATCAGTATGCTCAGACCCAAGCTCAAATTAAAGCGCAGCAAGAACAGTCAAATGAATTTAGACGCCAAGGCTTGGCAAACTCTGAAGCAGCTTTGCAACTGGCAAGATCGACTAAGGCATTGCAAGAGCAAAACGCCCAGATTGAGCGTGATCGCAAAGAAGAAGAGCGCAAAAACAAGCCACTGCCATCGTACCTTGCAAAAGAGGAAGAGCAAGATTTTTCAGTTGCTCAAGCCTCAACAAACCTTGCAGCCGATACCAACAAATTCATTAATCAAATTAAATCTGGTGATATCAAATTTGGTCTGAAAGACAAAGCAAGCATCCGAGCAAGGCAGGTGTTTGGTTCTCAAGACCCTGATGTTATTGCGCGTGAAAACTACGACAAGTTTTTGCTCATTCTTACCAATGAGAGTTTGCGCTTAAACAAGGGAACCCAGACCGAGGGTGATGCACAACGTGCTGCAAAAGAACTGCTGAGTTCAGAGTCGCCAGAGGCGGCGGCATCAGCGATGAACCGCTTATTGGATATCAATGTCCGCAGGGCAAAAGATGCAGCGGACAGTGTTTTGAGACGCAGGGCAAACGCTGGCTTTGCGCCTCCCAAAGAGCCTGTGCAAGTACCTCAGTTTGATGTTCATGTCATTAACAATGCTGACTACAACAGCTTCTTGAAGAACCCGAAGTACCCATCTGGTACACCTTTCATTGACCCCAAAGGCGTAAGAAGGACAAAACCATAATGGCTAATTTTGAAGACGCACCTTTGGCTGACCAACCTAGGGCGATAAATTCGGTCTTGGTCGAGGATGTTCCTTACTCTGGCATTGCAGAGGGCGCACGTTCCGTTGGGCAAGGCGTCACCTTTGGTCTGCTTGATGAGTTGGAAGCAGCCTTACGCACGGGTGCGATTAGTGGCCCTGAGTATGAGCGCCAACGTGACCAGTTGAGAGCGCAACAGCAGCAGTTTGGCATGGATATGCCCATCACCAAGACTGCCTTAGAGATTGGTGGAAGTTTGGTTGTTCCCTTTGGTGCAGCAAAACAGGTCACTAGATTGGCTCCAGCAACCCAAGCAGCAATTACTGGAACAACCACAGCGGGACAAGTTGGTCGCACTGCGGCTGTTGGTGCTGGAACTGGTGCTTTATCAGGCTATGGTTTTGCCGAGAAAGATGCTGCTTCAGAGGCTGGTTTGGGTGGTGTTTTTGGTGGTTTGATTGGTGGTACTGTTCCCATTGCAGTCAAAGGCGCAGGGACTCTAATCAAGAACGTGCTGAACTCAGCAGGTATTGGTGACCAAGAAACAGCGGCATCTAAGATGCTGGCAAGCTACCTTCAGAAGGACAATCTAACCCCAGCAGAGGCGCAGCAAGCCCTTGATGAGTTGCGGAGAATTGGTGTTCCCAATCCTGTAATTGCTGACCTGGGCAAGAGCCTGAGTGATCTTGCTTACAGCGCCTATGTGGTGCAGTCTAAAGCCAAGGGAGGCACAGAGTCTTTTCTCTTGGGCCGTATGGTTGATCAACCAAACGAAATCGTCCGTGGGCTGGTCGAAAAGGCAGGTTTGGCAAAGAATGTGAATGGCTTTGAGTATTTGGAAGCATTGACCACAAACCAAGCCCGTCTTGCTAGCCAGTCGTATCCTGAAGCATACAGCCGCGCGGTTAACGCTGTTCCATTCCGAAAGTATGTGGATCGCCCCGTGTTTGAAAAAGCATATGAAGAGGCTGTTAAACGTGCTGGCGTGTTTGGTCAAACCTTGCCCGACCTGAGTGCCATCCGTAATGCTCAATCAGTTCCCACTGACATATTGCACCAAATCAAGATTGGTCTAGACCGTGTTGTTGATGCTGAAACCGACAAAGTAACTGGGAAAATGACTGGTTACGGCGGTGATGTGGTCAAGGTCAAGAACGAGTTTAACGACCTGATTAAGTCTTTGAACCCTGAATATGCCAAGGCCAACGCAGAGTTTGCTGACGCAGAACGCATTAAAAATGCCTTCAAGATGGGTGAGGACTACCAGAAGCTAGACCCAAAAGAAGCCGCATCAAAAATCAAGAAGCTGAATCCAGACGAGAAAGAGGCTTTCCGCTTGGGCGTGATGGCTGATGTAAACAACCGTCTTGGCAACTTTAAGGGTGGCGACTTTACCAAACAGATATTCAAGTCTGATAACCAGAAACTCTTGTTGCGTAATGCCTTTCCAGACCAAGAGTCATACACTGAGTTTTCTCAGTTTGTGAAGGGTTTGGGCCAACAGAGTGCGACCTCAAAGCGCATCCTTGGTGGCTCACGCACAGCAGAAAACCTGTCCGTTCAGGAAGATGCAAACTTTCTTGGTGGTTTGGCACAAGCAGCAGCATCACCAGACCCAGTTAGCTCTGCGTTAAGAGTTGGTGGTCAAGCCTTTCTGTCTCGGGCAAAGGGCATCAGCGGTGAAACATCTGAGGCTTTGCAAAAACGCTTATTCAGTGTTGACCGGATTGAGCAAACAGCCATCTTGAATGAACTCAACCGCAGAATGAAACGCCCACAAACAGGTCTGTTGACTGGCGCTGCTGTTACTGGTTCTGCCACAGGGATATTGGGCGATTGACCCGATAGAACATCATGCTACTTGAACTCGCAGCCGCTAATGCCGCGTTCTCGGTTATTCGGGAATGTGTGCAGAACACAGGCGACATCATGTCGGCTGGCGATGCGCTGTTTAAGTACTTCGACACCAAGGACGAGATTCAAAAAAAGGCCAAGGCCAGTGGTGGCTCAGACAGGGGCGACCTCGAAGCGTTCATGGCTCTTGAGAAACTCAAGAAGCAAGAGGAAGAACTCAAGCAGATGATGATCTACTCCGGGCGAGGTGGTCTGTGGACTGACTGGCTGAAGTTCCAATCGGATGCCAAGCGCAGACGCGAAGAGGCCGAGCGTGAGAAGGTCTTAAAGAAGCAACGCATTATTAACCGCATCAAAGACATTGCCACGATCATCCTGATCATTGCTTTGCTGGGTGGTTTGGGCGTTATTATTGGCGCTGCATTTTGGTTTGCAAGGGATGTATGAAAACAATCGCCACCATCTTTTTTCTGCTTTTGGTGACTGGATGCGATGATCAATTCCGCTACCCATGCCAAGACCCAAAGAATTTCGGACAGCCGAAATGTGAACCCCCTGCTTGTGAGGCAGATGGGACTTGTACCAAAGACCTTTTAGGGCAACCAAAATGAAAGAATCGACTCTGGATGAGAAGCTGAAGTTTTGTATCGGGATTGGCATGACCATGACCCTGATGGGTATCGTGGGCACGGTTCTGTACTCGCTTGTGTTCGTGACCCAGCCGATGGGTCAAATGGCCCCCAACGATGCCCGTTTCTTTGAGTTGCTGTTTCCCATTGCCACGTTTATTACTGGCAGCTTGGGCACACTGTTGGCCTTGAACACTGACAACGGTAAGCCAAAGAAGCCTGAAACCAACACCCCTGATGGAGTTTGACCATGACCCAACTGACCAAAAACTTTAGCCTCCACGAACTTACCAAGTCTGAAACTGCTGCACGGCACGACATGGAAAATAATCCTGGCCCTGTTGAGATTGGCAATTTGACCGAGTTGGCTGGCAAGATTCTCCAACCCATCCGCGACCACTTCCAAAAGGGCGTCCACATTAACTCAGGCTTTCGCCATCCTGACGTTAACGCCAAGGTCGGTGGTTCACGCACCTCAGATCATTGCAAGGGCATGGCTGCTGATCTTGAGATTCCCGGTGTTGCCAATGCTGAACTGGCTGAGTGGGTTCGAGACAACCTTGAGTTTACCCAGTTGATCCTTGAGTTTTACACTCCTGGCATCCCCGATTCTGGATGGGTGCATGTGTCGTATGACCCCGGCAACCTCAAGAAACAGGTGATGACTGCGACAAAGCAGGGCGGGAAGACCGTTTACTTGCCTGGGCTGGTTGCCTGACCCACCTGTCGAACTCCAGAAACAGCCGCACGTCACTGCCGTACATCCCCATAACTTTACGGCTCATCAGCAGGTGATGTTCTAAGGTTCGCAGCGGCAAGTCTTCTGCATGGCTTGCCCGTTTGGTTCCACCGTGCTGGCAGACTAATCGGATGGTCATGCACTGGTGAGGCGTAAGCCCCCAAGGGTTTTGCTTACTGCGCTTTTGGTCGATGGTTTCTGGGATCAAAATAGTCTTCAGGTTAGTTCAACGTCAGGCAAAACGGTTGCTCGTCTCAGGATGATTTGCTTCTTGGCTAAGTTGATGGCCTCATCCATTGACTTGACGGTGATTACATCCATCTGGGCATCGTGCAGTTCCATCAGCATATTGAGAGATTGGATCTCTTTGCCTGTTGGGGTGAATCGCAGAATCTTAACGGCTCTCATGATGATGCCGATAAGCGCCTCGCGTCCATCCACTCCTACCTCTTTGTACTCTGTGCCAAACCCCATTATTTGCAAAGCCTCGGTGATGTTAGACATGGCAATCAGGGTGTTCATGTCTTTCTTGGTGGCCTTGCCTTTTAAGAGGCGTTCCATTGCCGAACTGTTTTTGAGTTGCAGGTTGAGCAGGTAATCTTCGTGCTGAGTTATTGGGGTGATGTTCTCCAACACAAAGCCAAGTGGGTTCTGCAATACCTGGCGAGGCTTGTACTTAGATTTTTTTCTCACAACAATGACTTCCATTTGGTCTTGGGTTCATTTGCACGTTCCACGTAGAAGTGGACAAGGAAGTTAAAAACCTGTGTGTAAGTCATCTTGACCCCAATGTCTGCTTGCAGTCGGTTGCGGATCAAGTCTATGTCTTTGGACACAGGCAGGGTGATGCGTTTGGTTTTTGAGTCCATCATGCTACCCATATACCAATCAGCAAGCCAAACCCCATGATGATGGTCATGTAGATCACGTACAAACAAATCCTCTGCAAGTCGTCCCAGTCCATGTTCTTCTCCTTCTGTTGAACCTCTTTACGCAGTGGCTCCAGCCGCTGATCATCACGGCGCAGCCATGTGATGATTTGTTTAATCATGTGTTCCCCCTTGCTCTGTCGTTGGCTATGTCGCGCACGTAGTCCTCAAACGGGTCTTCGTTCTTCATGGCCAACCCTCTCTTGGCGGCCTCTGCGACCATCGCCTCACGCTCGTCAGCAAGGGCTTGGTCAAGCTCCCGCAACAGGCACTCGTAGTGGCTTGGCCCCCATGTGTGGCATCCGGGGCCGTGTGTGCCGATGCGCTCTGAGCGGTTCTGTTCCCAGTGCAGGGCTTTGTTTAAACGATCAACCTCTGCACGTAACGCATCTTCACGCTCTGCGCTCATGCCGTTGATGCGGCATTGCTCGACAACCTCGTCTTTCAAATCTTTGATGAACGATGCCTGTCGGCGCAATTCGGCGGCGGCTTGCCTGTCTTGTAGCATCATCATTTGTCGGCGCTCAAGCCATTCAGCCAGTCGTTCGGCTTCGGTTTGTGCTGGCTGCTCTGCCACTTCATCAGGGCAGTCCTCGCACTTTGTCTTGCAGCCGTTCATCTTCATGCACCACGGGCCATTCTGCTGTGCTGGCTGTTCTGCCTCTACGATGGCTTGGCGCATCTCGGCAAGGGCTTGATGTGCTCTGTCTGCCCATTCCGAATCGACAGGTTCATCGTGCCAATTACCATCGAAAACCTCAACCCATCGCTTCATTGCTTCGGTTTGTTTGCTCATCTCACCACCCCCACAAAAACAGCCAGCACACCAGCAGCAATCGCACCAAGGACAACGCCCAGCCAAAGTGCCGCCCAATACTTCATCGTCTTGCGCCAAGCAGAGGGCGCTTGGTGAATCCAAAAGGCGGGTGTTCGCTTGCCCACCTTGCCGGGGCTGATGCCGAAGTGGTCGAGTTCAAATTGTTCTCTTGAGGTCATTTCATCTCCTGTCGCAATACTGCTCCATTGCTTGCTTGGCCCGTGGCTCACTGCCGTTAAACCACCACTTGGTGCAAGTCTCCAAGGCTTGCGGGGACATGAGTGCTCTTTCCAGCCCCTCCTGATAGCCTTGTTCAAAGCCTTTAACAAAAGCCATACCCGTCAGTTCATAGCCAATGCCAATGGTTAGCGCCAACCAGATTGCGGCGAGGTACTTCATGATTCAAATGCAAACAAGACGATCAGGAAGATCACCACAACAGGGGCCATCCACAAGACTGCTTTGTCTTCCCAATCCATCTCTTGCTGGGTATCTTTTTCGACCACCTCGCCCCATCGTTCATATGGGCCAAACGCCTCCTCAAGGGTGCGTGGATGACGGTAAGTAATTGGATCGTTTTTCATGTTGCGCTTTCAAATAAGGTTTTACGCTCACGGGCTACACGCAAAGTGTTGTAACGCTGATGCAGACGCTCCAACATCTTTATGCGGCGCGCGCCTTTGATTTCTTCGTCCAACAGTTCTTTGACCTGCTGTTCGGACATACTGGCTAACGCGCTGTTAAGACTTCGCCATGTGTAGTTCAATTTACATCTCCAAGGCTTTTAAAACACGCTGACCGCGACCTGACTGGCCTTTTCTGCGCTCACCCGTGTCCACAATAAAACCCTTGTCCAGCAAGGCGCGATACCTGGCGGTGATGGAAGAGTAAGGGTAAGTAGGATGCAGGGCAAGAATCTGGTCACTGATGCATCCTTGGTCGCCAAACTTCTTGATGGTTTCGTAAACCATGCCCTCCAGCTTATTCGTGTCCACCGCGTTTGCTGACGCACGACTTGTGTCGGGATCGTCAGTGCGAACCAATTTCTTTGGCTCAGTTCCGAAAATTCGATGAAACAAGTCGTGCATGGTTACTCCTTAAAAAGGCAGGTCGTCTGCTGGATCGTCAAACCCAGAGGCTTGGCGCCGAGGCTGACCCTCTTGGGGCTTGGGGTCGTTGATGTATGCCCAACCATCCCAACCACCTTCTCGAAGAGGAATGCTGTCCATCTTGATCATTGGGCCAATCTTTGTCTCAATGATTGATCCGATGCGTTGGTAGCGTTTCTTTGTTTGACCGTCCTTGTTGGTGTATTCGCCAACAACGCAACTGATCTCTTTGATGACTTTTGACATTTCATTCTCCAATGATGGTTTTCAAGGTTTCAACTTTGGCTTGCATCTCAACGAGGAATTTTGTGACTTCCTCTTCTGCGTTCTTCAGCCACTCTTCATCTCGCTCGACACGGGTCACAAACAACTGTGCCTTGGCTGGCATCCTGGGGTCGAATACAACGTAATCGCACCATGACCGATCAGCACAGCGCATCTGCCACTGCATCTGAGCAAAATACTTACTGTCCACAGCGTTGCCACCTTGGGATTGGGTTAACCAGCACTCCAATGCCGTTGAGGTTGATGGGCACTTGATCTCCACCATGCCATCATCCCCTACCAAGCCATCAGGCGAGGCTCCAGCAAGGCTAATCGTGGGGTGAGGTAGAAACCCCACTTCCTCGACCATTTGGCCCGTCTTGGCCTCATACGCTGCTCGGGCAAAAGGCTCTTGTTCAGTGCCCCAAGCCATTGCAAGATTGGTGTAAGACTCGGCTCGGGATTGGGTGATGGTCTCCAGCACAAGCTGCGTCATGTAGTTGTTACGGCTGGCGCTATAACCCGTTTTGGTCTTGGCAAGTACGTCTGAGAGGC